ACCATCTGTAATTGTTGAGCTTCCAACGTTGCGTGATACGTATAGGTCTAGTCCTGCTACGTTTCCACGTAATGATTGTGGGCTTACTGCTCCACCAGCGTTTTGTGGGTTTGCTGCTGTGTAGATTGGGCGACCATTGTCGTTAAGTCCCATAATTGCACCCCAAGCTGCAGGTGAAACTAATAAACTACGAGCAAAGCCTAATGAGTTGCTGTAAACAGAAGTTGCGCCATCTGCAACAAAGTCTAGAAGACCAGCTGCGTCAAGTGTTCTGTTTCCACCATCAGTACCACCATCAAATAATGCTTGTACTACAGCTGTATCAGTTGCTTTAGCATAAGCGAATTCCATTTGGCGAACTAATTCGTCAAAGAATGCTGGTGATGAACGATCTAACAATTCTACAGAGAATGTTTGTTGTCCAGCGAATTTACGAACGTTTACAGTAACAAAAGATGATGCTGTATCTGTTTCAGAAATTGTTGCTTCTTCAGCTGCGATTGCAACAGTTGGAGCAGTTGTAATCTTTGGAATTTCAAAAGTCATACCTGCTGGTGGCAAAGTTGCGCGAGAGATTGAGTCAATTGCGCCTCTTTCACCGTTAGCAATTCCGTTAATAACTTCGGTTGTTTGTGGTGTTGGAATAAATCCTGCGTTGTTGGTAGTTGTGTCAGCTGCCATTACATATTGACGGCTGTCTTCGTTTCCAAGTGCTGCACGGATGTTGTGTTCTAAGTAAGAAGCCTTTGAGTTGATTGGGCTTCTTGGTGCTGTGAAGATTGCTGGACGCATATTGCGTTCTTGGGCTTCAACAGCTGGGGCTGCAACTTCTGCTGCAACTTCCTCTACTACTTCTGGGGTAACTTCGTTTGACACGATAGTTTCCTCGCTTTCTGTTGGTTGTGAAATATCTGCGCTTGCAGCTACTTCGGTTATTTGGGCATATTCGCCAAATGCTGGAAATGTAACGTGTGAAACTTCTCTTAGAGTTGCTTCGTTAACAATTACTTGTTCACCTTTTGTTACATAGTCGTCAATCATTGCGCCTACGCTAAATCCAGTTCTTAAACCTTCTTGTGCTTCGGCTAATGCGTCGTCTCCTGCATTGGTTCGTGCTATTTTGAATGTTCCGACAATTCCTTTGTCGTCTTCTTCATATCTTGATAATTTACCTATTGGTCTAGTCATATCGTGCTCGGTGAAAAGTTTAATACCTTCACCAATCTTTAATGAGCCTTGTTGAAAAACAACGTCGCCCATATTGGTATGTCCTACCTGACCAAAAGGAACAATAACGCCTGTTAATTCACGTTTTGATGAATTAGCTGCGATAATGTCGGTTGAGAATTTAATAAAGTTATTCATTTATCAAATCTTCCCTTTCTCTTGCTTCCTCTACTGTCATTACACCTAAAGGAATAAGTTTGCTGTAAATGTCTGCACGTTCTTGTGCGCTTGGTGAATAGAATTCTTCTAAATCGTATTTAACAACTGATCCACGTGGGGTTATGTCGTTATCGCTAAGTCTTTGTGTAATACAAGTCATTAAGGGACGTAATGATAAATCTATTAGGCTTCTTCTTTCAGCTGTGACGTTACTGTAAGTCATACTGCCGCCTGCGTTCCCACCAACGTAGTATTCAGGTAAATTACAAGCCCTAGCAATTTCGGAAGCCATATATTGACGTGCTTGGTTTAGCGTTAATTGTTCTGGGCTAAATCCTATGCTTTGAAAGTCGATTGTATCGTTAACAAAAGCTGTGCCACGTGTCTGTCTTGCTTCTTTCCAAGAATTTAATAGGGCTGTAACTCTTTCGGCTGGCATAGGCAAGTTTGATTTCAACACAACGTTAGGTGTTGGTTCGTCTGCAAATCTTTTAACTGCCTTTTCTAAAGCCAAAGCTGTTTGTATTGTTATTCCTGCTCTTACAAGTAAACCTTCGTCATAGCCAGTAAAAGGTATAAGACTTCCCAACCCGTTTTGTGGGACAACTGTGCCGTCAACGCTGTAATATCGTACGTTAAAACCTTCTGCATCTAAAGTTCTTGTAACACGTGAAGTTGAAATCCATTCAGCACTTAAAGGTCGTCCGTCTGTGCCAAGTTCAAGTATTCTTAAATATCCTTGACCTGTGAATAGTAAATCTTCTGCCAGAAATGTATATACAGATTGTCCAGTCATACGTGGGTCTGGTTGTCTAATAAAAGGTGGGGTCGCTACTCTGCTGTTGTTTGATTCGCGTCTAACTTCTAATGGTAATGATCCAATAGTAGAACAAATAATATTTCTGGCGCGAGCTACGCTTGGTACTTGCATAGCTTGTGCTCTGGTAATTGAGGATAAACCAAAATAGTCAAAAGGTTGGGCGTACTGTTGGTAATTGTAAGGCGCTACAGCAGCATCAATTTTGTTTACGCTGTTATCTGGTGTGACACCAAGAAGATTTTGAAAGAAGCCCATAACTTCTAATTCTTTACCAAATTGTTATAATAGTCAAGGGTTAAACGGGGCGGTAATTTCTTACCGCACCCGCCACTTACTCTCATATTTAATATAACACATAGTTCTGACATTTATGCAACTACTATGTCTTGGTTTTGTGACCTTGAGCCGTACTGTTCGGCTTTACCAACTGCCAAAATCATACTTATTGCAGCTGTTGAAGGTTTACGTCTCATTACATACCAAGCACCTGTGTCATTTGATTTTTTTATACAACTATTAACACTTGCAGATAGTTCGGGTTGATTAGAATGAGCAAGGCGACCACCTGACATAGCACTAAGCACTTGATCGCAATTAGTGTAATAATCTGAACCTTTAATTACGTTTGCGTTTATGCCTGCCTGTTTAAGTTTGGCTACTACTGAGTCACCTGTAAACCTGTTTGCTATCACTTCTTCTGCGTTGTAGTGCTTTGCCCATTCGGCTATGCGTCCCGCGATAAATAGATCATCTATTGGGCTTTCTTGTTCTTGGTATTCCATTAAACCTACAGCTATAGATTTGTCTTCTAGTATTTGTGAACCTGTTAATGCCCAACTGTTACGCTCTGGACTTATTTCAACACCAAGCCAAGTAGGTCTGTCGGGCTTTAGTGCTAAGTTTGGTTGCATACAAGAATTCCATGCACCTTGTTCCCACGCGCTGTTCATTGTTTCTACCCATTGACATAAAACTTCTGTTTGAAAGATTTCAGGTGGGTCACTTAACCTGGCTTTGATTGCATCAACACTTATTGTTCTTCCTAGTGCTGGGTTTGCTTCTTTCCAGCCTTCTATGTCACTTAGTTTTCTGTGTGGTGATGCTGACCATTCCATGAAACATAATGGGTCATCTAAACCTTTTTCTATTTTGTCTAATGCTCGTTGTCTCATAGCGTTTAGCACTATTGAGTAATGGTCGCCTGCGTTACTGATACCCCAGAACTGTGAATTGGGTCTGGCGTTCATGGTAAACACCAAAGCAGAATAAGCATCATAGGTTTTCTGTTGTCTAAGCTCATCAAGTATTACAAGATCTGATGAAAGACCTCTTGCTCCACCTGAGTTAGATGCTACGATTTTGTAACGCATGCCATTTTTAAGCATTACTTCTTCTCGACCATTTGCTCTTGTTACGTGTTTAACTTTTTTACGTAACCAGTCATAGTTATCTATTACTTCTACAACTTTCTTAAAAGTCTCTAGGCTTAAGTCTCTTGTTTGAGCACTTGCTATCTGTAGTTCTTCGTCCCAAAGGTAAAGCCCTGCCAAGATTCTCATTCTCAGTAAATGTGTTTTACCATTTTGTCTAGCTGCAATAGCCAGCACGTTTTTGTAAGCCCAACTGCCATCAGGTTTAATCTTTGAAGCTTCGTTGATTAAATACTCTTGCCATTCCAACAAAGGCATATCAATTTGTTTAGCAAACTCCGCTACTTCGTGACCTCTAGTTGGGAGTTGTAGTTGTGTGGTTTGAAGCCGAGGGGTCGAGTTTCCCAAGATCAATGTCGAGGGCTTTAACGTTGAGTTCTCTGAGTGCGTCAAGTGGATCATCACCAACTTCTAGTTCTGGTTTTTCTTTACGACCAAACAAGCTAAGACCATACTTGTCTAAGATTTGTTGCAACTGCCCCATATATTTAACTTCTTCAATAGGT